CGAAGAAGTTACCTATGGTGGCTTCAAGACCGTCGAGGAGCTGGTCGCCGCTCATGCCGAGCTGACCGCCAAGCAGACCACGCCCACCAAGACCGCCGAGGAAATCGCGGCGGACGAAGCGGCGGCTCTTGCAGCCAACGAAGGCGACAAGCCGGCCTTGGAAATTCCCGCTGGGGACGGCGATGCTCAGAAGGTTGTCGAGGGTGCCGGCCTGGATTGGGACGCCCTCAATGCGGAGTACGCGAAGGACGGGAAGCTGTCCGAAGAAACCTACGCGAAGCTGGCGAAGTCCAGCATCCCGCGCAACGCCGTGGATACCTACATCCAGGGCAAGCAGGCGCAGGCCGATGCATACGACACGGCTGTGTATGGCACCGCAGGCGGCCAGGAAGCTTATGGCTCCCTCGTGTCGTGGGCGAAGTCCGCCCTGTCCGATTCCGAGAAGGTTGCTTTCAACGATGCCGTGACATCAGGCGATGCTGCCCGCGCGAAGATGGCTGTGGAAGCGCTTACCGCTCGCCACGCCAAGACGCACGGCACACCACCGCAAAACCTGCTGAATGGAAAGAAGGCCGCTACCGGCGTTGAACCCTTCAAGTCGCAGGCAGAAGTAACTTCCGCAATGAACTCGCGTGCGTACAAGACCGACCCGGCGTTCCGCGCAACGGTCGTGGAGCGGCTGGCCCTCTCCGAGTTCTAAGTTCTAAAGAGAAACCCCGCGTTGTGCTTCGGCCCCTGCGGGGTCACCCCCCTCTCTCAACCAATCCCAAAGGAAAGTACACAAGAACAAAATGGCAAACGCTACTCCGAACCGTCCTGGTCAGATTCAGGGCGCTGGTGACGTACAGGCACTATTCCTCAAGCAGTACGCTGGTGAGGTTCTTGCTTCGTTCGTCGCGGAATACGTCATGGCCGGTCATGTGACCGAGCGCAACATCATGCACGGCAAGTCGGCTTCGTTCCCGGCTATCGGCACCATCGGCTCCGAGTACCACGTACCGGGCACCGAGATCACGGGCCTGAACGTGCAGCACAACGAAGTGATCGTGAACCTCGATCCCATGCTGATCTCGCATGTGTTCATTCCGAACATCGACGAGGCCATGAACCACTACGATGTCCGCAGCGAGTACACCAAGCAGCAGGGCCTCGAACTGGCGAAGCAGCGTCAGCTCAACGAAATCCGTTGCGCGATCCTGGCCGCACGTCAGACCACCGGCCCGGTCACTGGTCAGCCGGGTGGCATGATCGTCAAGGCTGCGACGATGGCAACGGATGCAACGCTGGTTGCTGCAGCGATCCGTCAGATTCGTCAGAACTTCGACGAGAAGAACGTGCCCGACGAAGACGTGATCGCCACGTTGAAGCCGGCCATGTGGTACTTGCTGACTCAGGTGAAAGACCTGGTGGATCGTGACTACAACCCGACCGAAGGCGCTTCGCTTTCGCAGGCTGTGATCCAGTCCATCGCGCGCATCAAGCTGCTGAAGACCAACCACTTCCCGAACCAGGACGACACGGCTAACGCCAGCGTCGTTGCTTCGCGTCGTGCGGACTACAGCAAGTCGGTTGCCGCTGTGTTCCACAAGAGCGCGGTCGGTACGCTGAAGCTGATGGACTTGGCGCTGGAAAGCACCTATGACCCGCGCCGTCAGGGCACCCTGATGCTGAGCAAGTTCGCCCTGGGCCACGGCCCTCTGCGTGCTGCTGGCGCTGCGGAAATCGCAGTCGGCACCTAAGCGACACCCCCGAACCCGTCACGTCTCTAACCAGGCGTGGCGGGTTTTTTTTGTTCCCACTGGAGACTCATGCAACTATCCGCAACCACTGAGCTTGAGGCTGTCAATCAACTGCTGAAGGCAGTGGGTGAGAGTCCCGTCAACTCGCTAGATAACCTGGGCTTCACCGACGCGTCTATCGCGCGTGACACCCTCCGTACCAAGGCACGCGAAATCCAGTCAAAGGGCTGGTACTTCAACCGTGACTACGATTATTACTTCACCCCGGCCAGCGATGGTCAGGTTGTTCTACCGGCGAACGTCATCTCGATTCGTCCGTCCACGTCCGAGACGCGCCGCATCACGCCGCGCGCCGGCAAGCTCTACAACAACGATGACGCCACGTATGCGTTCGAGGCCGACAACGGCCCCATCGTCGAGGTCGTCTGGATGTTCGACTTCGAGACGCTGCCTGAAGCAGCACGTCGCTACATCACCGTCACCGCAGCCACGCAGTACCAGGCGCAGTTCCAGGGTAGCGAACAGTCCTATGGGTTCACCAAGGACGATGAGAAGTTCGCCCTGATGGCACTGTTGGACGAGGAGCGTAGCTATGAGCCGCGCGGCAATATGTTCAACGACAGCACCGATGTGTCTGAAGTCTTCACTCGCTGATGCCGCTGACCTCTGGAACCATCCCGTCGATGATTGGCGGGGTCTCTCAGCAGGACGCTTCGGTGCGCCTGCCAACGCAGATCGCCGATGCGGTTAACTGTGATCTGAGTCCGGCGCGCGGCGCTGGCCCCCGGTCACCTGCAGACTTCATTAGCGTCCTGCGGTCTGACATCCCGGACAACGCGTACTTCCACAGCATCGTGCGCGACAGTCGCGAGCGTTACATCGTGGCGATCTATCCCGGCAACGTCCGCGTGTTCAACCACGAGACCGGCAAGGAGTACGTCGTCATTAAGGACGCTGCTTCGCTGGCTTACCTCACGACCATCTCGGAGCCTTGGCAGTCCTTCAGGGCCGTCACGGTTGACGATTACACCTTCATCGCGAACCGCGATAAGTACGTGGCGCTGTCCACGCAGAAGACCGCTGGTGTCCTCTCGGGTTCCGTGCAGACCTTCCAAGACCTCCCGAAGACTGCCGGCTCGAACGCGATCTTCGAGATTCGCGGTGATGGCTCCAACGCCTTCGATAACTACTTCGTGCAGTACCAGTCCTCACTGGTGTGGAAGGAAGTCAGCAAGCCCGGCGAGTTCGGTTACTTCGATGCCGCGACGATGCCTCACGGTCTCAAGCGTGTCCCTGATGGCACCAACCCGGACGGCTTCTACTTCTCCTACGGCCCCCTTGCGTGGGACTCGCGATACGCAGGTGACACCTCATCGAGTCCGTCTCCGTCCATCGTGGGCCAGCGCATCGGTGATGTGTTCTTCCACCGAGATCGCCTGGGTCTCATTGCGAGCGCCGGCAACATCGTCATGTCCGAGATCAGCCACTACTTCAACTTCTGGCGCACAACGGTGACCTCGCTGCTGGACAGTGATGTGATCGACGTGAACGCCCCGACTGAAGGCGTGGCAGAGATGCTCCACTGCATCTCTTATCAGAAGGCGTTGATGATCTTCGCCTCGGGTAAGACCTCGCTGTTCCAGCTCACCGGCACGCCGACGCTGACGCCCAAGACGGTCAAGATTGACCCGGTGACCACCTACGGGGTGTCGCCCACGATCAAGCCTGTGCTGGCCGGCAGTAGCCTGTTCTTCCTCGACGACAACCAGGCGAAGTCCTGGAGCACCGTGCGGGAATACTTCGTGTCTGATGACACGGTGACGCCCGAGGCGGCCGATGTGACCGCGCATGTTCCCTCGTATGTACCGGGCAACACCCGATGCATGGCGGAGGCCGGCGATGCCGACATGCTGTTCATCGCTCAGCGCAACGCTGTAGGCGGCGAGATGTTCGTCCACCAGTACAAGTGGTCGGGCGATACCAAGCAGCAGTCCGCATGGAACCGCTGGATCATCCAGGGCACCGGAGCAGTCCTGCACGTCCATGCTATCGGCTCGATGCTCTACGTGATTACGAAGGCTCCCTCTGGTGGCGTGGAGTTACTGCGCCTGGACTTGAGTTCTGCACCCACGTACCCGCTGATCTCTGCGGATCACGACATCTACCTTGACCGCCGTGAAGTGGTGACGCCGGTATGGCAGCAGTTCGGCAACTACACCGACATCACTGTGCCGCTCACGCTCCCGACCCTCACGGGCCTTGCTGTGCTCAAGACGACCGACTGGCCCTCACCAGGAACCTATGTCGATCTGCGCTTGGCAACGCTGGTTAATGGCGGTCAGACGATCCGCTTGCCGGGTCGAGTGGACACGGGCCGCGTCGTGGTGGGCTACCGATACAACCGACGCATCACGCTGAGTCAGCAGTTCATCCGCGATCAGAACAATGTGAGCAAGCTGATCGGTCGGCTGCAGATCAAGCGCATGACTGTCCGCTACAACGACGCGACGTACTTCAAGTGTCTCGTGACACCGAAGGGTCGCCCGCAGGCTATCGACACCATCGTGCCGCAGCTGGAGAGTACGTTCACCAACAGGACGACAGGTGACGCAGCGTTCCTCCTGAGTACCCCCGCAACTCAATCGGGCACCTACAGCTTCCTCGTGGCCTCGCGCTCCGATGCAGTCGATGTGTCCTTCACCAACGACTCACCGTTCCCCGCCTGGTTCCAGTCGGTGCAATGGGAAGGTCTCTACACGGCCAAGGTACAGCAATGACAATCACCTTCCGCGAACCCACACGGGAATCGCTTGAGTACATCGCGGCTCATATGTGCGCGGAAGACTTGGACGAGCTAACTGCCTGTGGCTGGGCATCACCACTGCAGGCTCTCATCGAATCCGTTGAGAGCAGCAGAGAAGCCTCGGTGGCCTGGTGGGATGGATTCCCCCAGGCCGCTCACGGCGTTGCCGACTTCACCCTTGATCCAACCATCGGCGTCCCCTGGATGCTGAGCACAGGCCCGCGCGGAAACATTGCGCGTGCGTTCGTCAAAGTCTCCGAGCAGTTCATCGCGGACATCACCCCGATGTACTCCGCCCTATTCAATCTCGTCGATGCCCGACACGTCCGCGCTCAGCGTTGGATGATCGCGCTCGGCTTCAAGCCGTACAAAGTCCACGACTGCAACGGCTTCCCTTTTATCGAGTTCGGATTATTCCCCAGTGTGTGAACCCGTGAGCATCACGGCCGGAATCCTCGCCGTTGTTGGCGCGGCGTCCGCCGTCTATAGCGCCAATCAATCGCAGAAGGCGCTGAACCAGCAAGCACAAACGCAGCAGAATCAGATTGACCAGCAGGCATCCGTCCAGACCGACGACCGCCTGAAGCAAGCACGCGAGCAGCGCGCCGCTGCCCGAGCTGCCTCCGCCGAGTCCGGCGCATCCGGCAACTCCACCGACGCGATCCTCAACGACTTGATGATGCAGTCCGGTCGCGACGTGTCCCACATCGAGAAGAACCGTGAGAACGGTCAGCTCGAAAGTCAGCAGCAGGTTCGCAGCCAGTCTTCCGAAATCAACGGTCAGCTTATCTCTGGACTCGTCGGTTCGGCGAAGTCCGGCGCGAATGCGTACAGCACCTACAAGATCAAGACCGACAACCCCACCACATAAGGAATCTTCATGCCTCGCTATGAAGCTCAACGCGTTACACCTCGGC